AACACAATCAAATGGTGTTTTTACTTTAGCATCACCAATTGTGTATCGTTCAGAGGGAACTAAATATACATTAGCAGGAACTAATAGCAAATCAGTTACTAATAATACTACATCAAATGATAGATATGATTTGTTATTTATTAATAGAGGAACAGATTCTTTAGATATTACTGCTGGAACATTTAATGCTAATAGTCCAAAAATTGCAGACTTAGATAAAGATGATGTTCCTATTGCTATTATTAAAGTCCCATCAGGAACAGGCAGTTTAACGGGTGTAACTTTTGATTTTCAAATGTTAATGTCTACTTTTGATAAAGATGAATTAAATGATGATGAAGTGGCTACTAATAAAATTGCTGACGACGCAGTTACTACTAATAAAATTGCCGATGATGCTATTACTACTGATAAAATTGTTAATGATGCTATTACTACTGATAAAATTGCTGACGATGCTGTTACTTACGCTAAAATTCAAAATGTTGTTGCTGATAATGTATTATTAGGTAATGATAATGGTGCAGGTTCTCTAGTTCAAGAATTAACTAAATCTGATGTATTAACTTTACTAAATGTAGAAGATGGGGCTGATGCTACTGATGCTACAAATGTAGATGCGGCAGGTGCAATTATGCACACGGATATTCCCGATAGCGATACTGGTTTTGTTAAAAGAACTGGTTCGGAAACTTATGATATTGATACCAACACATATTTAACTGCTGAATCAGATACTTTAGATTCAGTTACTGGAAGAGGAAATGTTACTGCGAATGACGCAACCGTAGGAACTATTACATCAACAGTTAATCAAAATCTTGGATACGAGGTGCATAATACTATTACAGGACCAATTATGACAGGTGGTAAAACTGTTGTTTATGTTGATGATATTACAGGGTTAGTTCCTCCAAATGAAGTTACTTTGCCTGTTCCTACGGCTGGAAACATTTTACATGTTGTAAATATTGGTGCAGTTCCTATTACTATTTTCGGAAATCCCGTAATTAATTTAGGTTTAACAACTCATCCAAAAATAGCAATTGCTAATCAAATAACATTAGCACCACATGAATATGTTACATTACAAGCACATAACGATACTATTGCACCTTTAGTTACGGGTCATATGATTATTAGTGATTGATATGCAGGAAGTTTGTTTAGAAGACTTTTGCATTTCAGTATACTTATTGACAATTTTAATTATAGTAGAATTATTAATTTATACATTAATAGCATTAGGCGCATATAAATTATACTATAAAATTAAATCCAAATTATCATATATATGGTCTAATAGAAAAAATAGCAAAAAATCAAAAAATTGAAAAATCGGCGTGAAAAATGGGGGCAGGGACAAAATTCCCTACCCCCGAAATTTCACAATAATGGGTCTTTACCACTCAACACTAAGGTCTTCAAATTTATTTTTAACCTCATCAAAATATTTTACAATACCATTTTCTTTACCATGCATCCACAAATCGTATGTCAATTGTGAATCTTTTAAACAATAATCTGCAACACTTGAATATAAACCCTGATTCCACTTAAACACGGAATCTACACTACTCATATTTTTCTGGTCGGAAATTGTATTCTTAACCAGATTATCTAAATGAATTCTCTTACCATGATTTTTTAATAGATACGCTGAGGTATCAATACATCTGGTTTCCCTTTCTTCAAGAAACTTGCGGACAATGTAAATGTCCATAGCATCTCTAAGAACAGGTAAATCAAAAGCATTAATATTATGCCCTAATAGAATTCCACCCTTTTGAAAGTGCTCATCTAAATCAAACTTTAATTGTCTAAGCGGTTTAATTTCTACACTCTCTTCTTTCTTTAATTCGCCAATTTCTTCATCAATATAAATTACACCTTTATTTCCATCCCATGTAGTTACGCAAGCAACTTTAAACAGATGGGTATTTTCCCATCCACCAATGTCATAACTCAAGTTTTTAGTTTCAATATCAAACGATAATACATTACTCATCTTCTTTCACCTTTAATTTTACATATGTTTTTGTTTTTCTAACCTCTTCAAATAGATGCTTTACACTTTCCCAATGGCGATAAAATTTATTTCTTCCACATTGTTCATTCTTTCTGAATGCTTCAATCATCAAACGCTTATCAACCCAACCTGCGCTACCATCTATGGTCGTCTTTGGTTGTGTAGTATTGTAGGCATTAATAAACATTTTCTCGTTATACTTGTCAGCCAAACGCTTGGGTCGCTTTTTCAGTTTGTCCTCAAACCACTTTGTAATGGATTCAAAAGATTGGTCGGTCAAACTCCTACCTTGATTAATGTGTCGTGCAGTAATTTTAGGACTTCTTTCGCTGATTGCACAAAGGGCGGCGGCAATACAAATATTGTTAATCATGTTCATAAAGAAGGTATTGATAGCAACATAGATATTATCATCAAAGCCATTCATGTATTTTTTCATAGCCGCCCAAACAATCTTAATTGCACCTTTTGCTTCTTCGGTCATTTCAAGAACCTTTCTTTTATCACCATCAACCTTTTCTAAACGCTGGTGAACCCACTTGTATGAAGAGTAAAGCATTTCAGCAAACTCTTCTTGGTATGGGGCTGCCCCACCATCATCTTCAATAATTTCCCCAATCATGTCCAAATAATCTTCCTCCATCTGACTCCTTAAAGACTCAGGGATTTCACGCACATAAAGCCACATACGCTGGAAAACACCCTTTGTTAAGATAACTCTTTCTAATCCTTCGGGTGGTAGCGTGGTAGCCCAAAGAGAGCGTTGCGAATCAACAATTAAATCTCTTCCAAAGTTAGTCAAACGCTTCTTGATTAGATGTGATTTAGAATCAAGACGGTTCATAAACTTCTGAAACAACATGACTGTTTCTTGCTTGTGTTGCGACTCCTTAAAAATACCAGAATGTTCAAACTCATCAAAAGCAATAATACCTGAACCATACAGACTCCCATAAATTGTCTTATCAATTGTTTCTTTAATATCATAGTCTTCTCCATTTGCTCTTGCTTCTCTTGCATCGGCCTTACTATAGTCTGGATTAGGTGCATCAATCTGCATTGTTCCTAATAAACCTTGGTCGGTAAAACTATCAGGGTTCTCAAGAGTAAATTCCTTTACGCCTGTAAGCGGTGTTTGGTTTTGAGTCGTAGGCCAAGCATTAACTAAATCAAAAGTTTTTGTCCAGACAGGTTCAAGAAAATCAAACATGGTTGTTTTACCACTTCTTGATGTTTGAATCCAACAGAAATGAATCCTCGGTTCAAGTGCAAGTCTCCCAACAGGAATCCTAACTATATCCTTTAGAATTTGCCCTAAAGTTACAAAGTATGACATTTGTGCTGGATATTCATTGTGGAGTGAAAACTGTCCCACTACATCTGTCCATTTTTTGACATTCTTTGGTAAATCTACTTTCTTTGAACGGATAGTTTCAAGTCCACTATCCGTGTCAGTAACTTTAGCCAAAGCATCATACATTTCCCATTCATCTATATTTAAATCTTCCATTAATATTTCACCTCTTCTTCTTTGTTTAGTGCCTCAAGTATATTTTCAGCAGTTTTCTTTCCTATCCCTTTATGTTTTGATATAACACTAATTGTGGACATGGATATTTCTGCAATACTACCAAAGGTCTTTAGTAAGGCTTTTGCTTTTTCAACTGAAACGCCTTTGATTTCAGTTAAAATGTCTACTCTAACATCGTCTGTTTTAATTTTCTTTGGTAACTCTTTGTGTATAACTAATTCTTTATCTATATGTTGTGTCGTTGCTACTATAATATGTGATGCTGTTTTGTAATTATCTACCCATATAGGTTTAACATCGGTGTGTAATGCGATAGAAGTTATTGCGCCAACGAACATTTGTTTCAATTTAACCCTCCAAGAAGATGTATTATATTGTGTTCTTTGAAGATATGAAATAGCATCGTCTAAAGTTCCATAAATTAATATAATGTTCTTATTATAGGTCCTATCCATATTATCTAACTGATTAAAAATTCTTTTGTTTCTCACCGACTGTAAAAAGTCTGCGGCTGATTTTGCTTCAATACAGCAATCACCAATAATATAATCTCCTATTTCCAACCATTTCTTTTCTGTTTCTATTTTAAGTCTCTCGGCAATTGTTTCTACTGCCCTACTTAACTGCGATTCTTCTCTACTATCAATTATAATCATTCACCATACCTCCAACATTTACCTACACACAGTCCTTCTTCAATCAATGTTTCACAATGAGGAGACATGTATCTCTTATCTACAATAAATGATACTTGTTCTTGTGTCGTATATTGGTTATAATCAATCCAAATGTCTTCGTTTGATGCTATCAATTTAATCTCATTATTGATAATTGCTTTTATATCAATCAAAGCGTCTCCAGATAATTGCCTTGGAGTGCATTTAAGTTCATTTTTCATAATTGCATATTCTGATAAAAACTCGTTATACCATTGAACAAGTAAAACTCTCGCACGATGATTAGGGTTTTCAACCATAATAGCATTTTTAAGACACGGTAAAATAGGTAAATCACCAGGACTTTCAACACTATGAATTTCAACTTCCATGTTTTCCATCTTTTTAACAGACGGCCAAGACACTAAACGATGCCCAAAAACCGTAGGCTTTTCTTTAACAGGACCATTTTTAGATAAATCCAGTATATTTCTTATTCCAGAAGAAATAGTTTTGTCTGTAAGTGGAATACACCAACGGTTTGCACCGAGGTGATATGTATTTTGAACCCTTCTTAAACGACCTGTATTAATAACTACTGTATCAAGATAAGGACTTTTATCAATAACATCGTGACATATGTTAAAAAATGCTTTGATTTCACGAAGCGACCTTGCTTGAACACCATAAACGAACATATGAAACCCACGACCTGAAAAAGAAACTGTATGTTTGTATTTCTTCTCTAAAAGCCAGCGATGTAAAACAAGCATATGTTCATATAAGTCACTCAATTCTTCTTCTTTTCCATGAGCATCAAAATCAAGAAATATTCTATCAAGGATAATTGAATACTCAAGACCACGATTATTTGAAAAATGTTCATAATCATAAACCGATGTAAAAACATTCATCTTTCCGTTATACATTGAAATAAAATTCTTATACTCTGTAAGATTTTTTACAATAATTCTGGAAGGTTCTCTTGCTCTATTCCTTAGACTCCCTGCCCACATTTCTCTCGGAAAATACAAACTTTTCACCTCTTCTTTTACTACAAATTGAACAGTATTTATTGATTCTTAGGGTAAGATATGCTTTGCAATCTTTACAATATTTTCCCATCTAAATCATACCTGACTTTCTTTTTTCTTCTTCGGACATTAACTTAGTGTCTTGTCTAATTCTTTCTTTTAAGGTCATTATAGCCTCATCTTTATCAACACTTGTTGTATCTGTTCCCATCTGTTTTTCATCAGGTTTTTGAACCTCTTCACTTTCTTCTTCAACTTTATCACTTCCAAAATCAACTGTTGCGGTCTTTAAAAAATTTGTTAATACAAATGAAACCATAATGTTTAGTTCTTTTCTAAGATGTTCAGACATATCCTTTGATAAATCTGATTGCGTAAGAATTTCCCATTTCATGCTATTATCCATATCACTAACTAGTGTATCAACAATGCTTTCTGTTATTTCTTCAGCATTAAGTATATCGTTAATAGTCCAAACTCTTCCTCTGATAACATCTTCAATAACACCGCTTTTTAGAAAAGTATGAACTTTTCCAACCTTATAAACTTTTTCAGCCTTAGAACCATTCATATTGGTCGCCACCGTCTGCCGCTTCACAATGGTCGTAATGTCCACAATGAATACACTTTTTGTAAAAGTAAGAAGCCTTAAAATCGTTCTCCATATAAGCATTAATTAATTTATCAATGGAGTTCAATACAGCAGTTTCAGAACGCTTACTAACCTTTTCAGCATAAACATAATTAGAAGCGGGGTAATACCAAGCCCAATGAGTAAATTTGATATTTGGGTCAAGACCATTTTCTAATAGCAATTCTCTATCGGCATTATCAAATAGCAACTTATAGAAAGCCATTTCTTTACGCATCATAGTTTTCTTACTATCTTTCCAAGCACCTGTTTTTAATTCCATAGGAATATAACCATTGTTCTCAAAAAACAGTCTATCAATAATACCCTGAAGGTGAACTGTAATACCACTTTCGGTTGTGAACTTGGCATCCAATTTAATCTCATTTCCAATAGGTATAAATGTATCAAGCGTATCATCCTCTTTGCATTCAATAAATCTCTCAGTATTATATGCTGACATAGCCGTATAAAGAACTTCGTATTCTTCGTTGTCTGTTTCTGGGTATAGACTTCTAAAATGTTTTTGAAGTTCCATAGGATTTTCAACAAAATTTAAAGCGTCTTCAATTTTTACAATCTTCCAAAAGTCTTCTTGTGCGTTGTGAACAACAGTTCCTTTAATCATCGCAGGTGAAGTTTTTTGTTTAATGCTATCAATATAGTTATACTTGTATGACAAATTACAGAAGCCAAATGTTCCTATTGAAGATTTAGTAATCTTCAACATTGGTCCTTCTTTATTATTTGGTTCCCATAAATATGTATATTCTCCGTTTTCTGTTCTCATTTCAATCACCTTTTCTTTTGTTTTATCTGGGAGAATTATTTCCTCCCGTTCTCTTTTTTTAGTTCGTCAATATATTGACTTGCCTCCTGTCTTGTTGTAATACCTTCCATATCTCCACCAAGTTTTTTAATAAACTTGATTTGATTTTCAGTAGGTTCTTTATCAGCGTTTTCTTTGGAGACTTTCTTTGTTGCCCCTTCTAAGTTTGACCTTAGCATAGAAGCCGTAGTTAAATCATGACAACGCTTACACAATTCAACTACATTAGACCTTGCACTAATAAGATGGTCTAATCCTTCTTTCTTGCATTTATGTTGTGAAATAATGTGATGCCATTCTGTATATCCATCAACACCTTTTTGTCCACAAATGGTGCAAGAACCTGTCTTAACCCACAGTTTTTGTTCTTCTTCTTGTAGTTCTGCAAGTCTAACTTCTAATAAATCAAATGTGTCTGATAACAATTGCATCTCACTTTTGATTTCTAATATCTCTTTAATATTGCTTTTATCTCTCATTTTACCACCAACTATCTAATGTTGTTTGTCTGCCGTCGTTGGCTATTCCCATTAAATCCCACCTTAGAGATTCATAAATCAATTTGACTTTCTTAATAATTTCAGATTCAGCAAGTCTTTTCCAATTGATAGGGTAGAAGTCTTCTACTTCTTCATATTTCTTAAATGCAATATATTCTACATTCCTTGTTTTATCACCCACATTATATTTCGTTGGATATTTTTTGATGCCTTTATTATCTACATTGTAGTAATAATAACTATCACCAACTTCAATAGTCCCAATTTGTTCATTGTAAATCAATACACCAGCAGAACCTCCAGCGATTGAATCGTATTCGTCTAATGATTTTCTTAGACGAGTTCTTTTAATAACTGATTTAGGTTCATACTTTCCACCCTTTACAAGTTTATACATAGCCTTTGTGTATTTAGTAACATCATCTTCATTCTTCCCAGATGCTACCATTTCTAAAACTTTCTTTTGAACAGTCTTAGCCAACTTTGTTTCGTTTGATTTTTTCATCTCAAAGCCCATCACAAAGAATTGATTTTCTTTCAACCATACACCTTCCTTCCAAGATAGATAACCACAGTAGCGATTTTTCTTCATAGATAGGAAAAAGGTTTCTGCAAACTTTTCAAACTCAAGAACCACATTGTCGTTAAATACTTCCTTCTGAATATATTCGTTTAGTTTAATGCACAACTGTTCAGCATCTGCAACATCTTTTACCTTAACGAAGATTGAATCCGTGTGTCCATAGATAACCGAATATCCCAACTCTTGTGATTTAAATGCAACGCTTCTCATAGCCTCTCTTGCTGATGCCGTGATTGCTTGAGCCATTTCCATGTCGCCCCAACCATACCCGTCTTTAGCCAAAACACCATAGAGGGCGTTCACACCACGCTTTGTAGCCATTTGTGCTGAATCCCACTTTCTGTATTCTTCATCGTTCTTGGCTTCCTTACGCTTCTTCTTGTAATCATCACGCAATTTCATTAGGGTCAAAACCGCCTTTGGTAATACGCCTAACGAATCTTTGGTAAAGGAAACACTTGGTCTTTCTGGTTTGAACGCTACAAGGTTTTTAGGTGTAGCAAAATACACTTTATGGGCATCTTGATTAAGGGTTTTTGTTTCCCATGAAATGTTTCGTGCGGCCATCATGCTTGGGTATAGAGATTTGAAATCAAAAATGGCTACATTTTCATGTCTTCCGTATGTATCTTCTTCCTCAGGATTCATAACGAATGCCGCTTCATACTTTGTTTTATTTCCCTTAACACCTGTTGGTGCTTTCCAATTAGAATGACGCATAAAATAAGCCGCACCCATTTGTGAATTATGAAACACGCACTCAAAAGGACAGATGAACAACTGTTGAAGTGCAATATCATTCTGTGTAATGTTCATCTCATTATCCATGCGAACCATCAATTCTACATCTACTCGGTTATACTCAAGAAATGTTTCACTATCTTCTAACCAAGAGCGCAAGAAAAATTCATCCTCATCAAATTTAGAAGTTTTAGAAACCTTACCAGCATCTTGACCAAGAACCAATTTAGAACAGTCGTCTAATTTAAGAGATGGTAAAGTTCCTCTTTGTGCATCAAGCCAAAGTCGTTCAAAACGAGTCATAAGACAATATGTAATTCTACCCTTGATTGGTTGAGCCGTATTGGTATAATTGATATTGTATAATTTGGTATCAGAAACCCCACGCACTTCACGGTGAGGACTTAACTTTCGTGGACTAATACCATTGTGGTGCATTCTTTCAATAATCTTAGGAATATCAAAACCAAGAAGATACCAACCAATAATCATATCTGGGTCTTTATCTTGCATAAATTCAACGAATGCTTCCAACAAGTCATGTTCATCCTCATAAACCAATACGCCGTCATATTGTGGTAGTGGCTCTTGTGGAAAATGAGTCATAATAAAATATCTTTCATCGTATGAATCGTAAAAGGTCAAGGCGTTAATTTGTCCATCATAACGACCACCCACTTGTGTTTCAATATCAAGATACCATTTTCGCATTTTGTATTCAGGGATTTCAGTAAGTCTATCATTAGCATATTTACGGGCAAGTGATATATCACCTTCATATGTATACTCCCAATTATCACGGGCTTCATACAAGTCTTGGACTGTATTAAACGAAACCTTAATTAGTTTGCGATTATCAAGTGAATGATAATCACCAAAGTTATACTGAGGTTTAATACTCTCCATCCAACGCTTTTTAGTGGGTATGGTTGAAGGCATTTCATCACCTTGACGAATAAAGAAGTAGGGTTTGAAAGATTCAACCGTTTCTGTTTTTCTTTCACCATTTTCGTCTCGCCAACGCAATTCAACATTATTTTTTGCTTCACTAATAATCAATCTATCACATCCATTTCTAATAGTCTGTCATGTAAGTAATTACATTGTTCAGGTAATACATGACATTGACCGCTTGCTCGGTAACCTCTAATATAAATAGCGGGTTGTCCTTTAAATATAACGCCATTACAAAGTCTACATCTTGCTAAACCTGTTCCTTCTTTTACTCCAAAACCAACAGGCATTATATCACAATCCATGAGGTTGTGCTTCAATTTGACCTGCTTGTGTAACACGACAAAATCTTGCATTGTTTCTAAATTCTTCTAAATTGATAGCACCGACATAACTCATTGACGACCTAACACCATCGTTAATATCTTGGACAATCCTACATACCTTACCTTTGTAGGGAGTAATCTTTGAATTACCTTCTACATTTTTAACTTCTTCACCACGAGCCAATTTAGAATCAATGGATGCAGACCCTTGATATTTCTTAAACAATTTCTCATTAGGCCATTGTCCTGTTTTCGCAATAGAGCCTGGAGTTTCTTTTGTTCCTGAAAACAAAGAACCAATCATAACTGCATCTGCACCAAGAGCCAAAGCCTTAGCAACATCACCTGTTGTTTTAATTCCACCATCAGCAATAATAGATACATCTAATGATTCTTCTTCAAGGAAAGAATAAATATCGTTTAATGCGGTTGCTTGAGGAACACCTACTCCAGCCCTAATACGGGTTTCACACATTGAACCATTACCAATTCCGACTCTAAGAGTATCAGCACCTTCCTTGATTAAGTCCATAGCACCTTCCTTAGAAACAATGTTGCCTACCATGACATGAATATCTTCATATTCCCTCTTGACATAACTAACCATTTGCATAGGCAAGGAATGATGGCCGTTAGCAACATCAATACAAACACCTTTAAGTTGGGTATAATTTATAATTTTATCCAAACGGTCTTGCCCCGATTCACCAACACCAACAGCCGCCATATAATTACGAACACCATTAGCATCTATTTCATCACACATATCAACCTGTTCATCAATACTTTGAAAACGATGTAGCACACCCATTCCCCCAAGTTTAGATAATTCAACGCACATATCAACACCACAAACGGTGTCCATAGGAGATGCAATTAATGGTGTAGCAAGAGAATAATCTCCAATGTTGGTATATAATTCACAATCTCCACGACTGTTAATACCAGACCATGTAGGTATAATACTAATATCATCGTAGGTTAAACTCATTCTTTCTTCAATCTTCATTTTTTCTCTCTCCCTAATACTTTATTTTCATCAATTTTTAAGTCACCAAGAACCCATCGGAGGGCGTAAATGACTCCCTCTAATCCTTTGTAGTTTCTCATGTGTTTCATAAGAAGCGGTTTTGGTTTTCTTGTTTGTAGTGCCGTTAGATGTTTGTTTTGTTCTCTTTCGGCTTTATTCAACAAGTCTTCTATTTCTTCCCATGTTCTTTCATAGGAAAAGTTTTCACTATCTTGATGGTCGTTCATTCATATCCCTCCAATGTATGACTTACATTATACATGTAGTCGTATTTAGTTAGTCCAGCAAGGTTAAATTTTTGATAGACCACTACACCGTTATAACAGGCTTTACAACACTTACCTTCCATAACAGGTTGAGCATTATATGTTTCATCAAGATGTTCTTCTTTACAAATGCAACATTTATTGCTCTTCATCTTTATTGTCATTTTTGGCGGCCTCCATTTTACATATAGGACATTCGCTTGTAATAAGGTCTTTACACCATCCACCGCTATGAATAATTCCTGCGGCTTCAATATTAAGTGCGTTTGTCATATATTGAATCATGCTTACCATTTGTAGTAGCATATCCAATGCAGATGCTCGGCTTTCCAATTCTTTATTTTGTTCTTCATTCATTTTATCAACCTTCTGTTCTTGGTGCTCTCAGTAATTTATAGTCGCCATTTATAACTGAGATTGGCGATTCGTCATTGTATGAAATAATAGTAATTCCATTATTCAAGTATTTATAAAACGGTGCGGAAAACTCAACGATAGCATCATCACCAATAGATTCAATTGCTTCAATGTTAATTGCAACCGATTCATTTTCTTTGGTAGAAGATACGGTAAGTCCAGAATCCGCAACGAAGTTTAACTTGTATACCGAGTTACCCACATTCTCACAATCCTTAAATGCATCTACTAATTCATCCGTAGGGATTTTGATTCTTGTAGATAGAGATGTTCTTGCACTAATAACAACGGGCTCTTCTAAAACACGACTCATAGTAATATTAGAAATACTATGAATAATGTTATCGTTATATTGGTGTCGTTCAAGAAGAGGTAACTTTACAGTCTTCTTTTCTGTGCTAATCTTAAGTAAGTTATCTTCCAAAGAAAATACACTTACTTCATTACCAAGATACTTTAAAAGTATATCTGTATCAATAGCAAAACGACCAGCAACCGTGTTCTCATATTCAATAAGAGAAATTTTATTCTCTACAAATGTTGCAGGGTCAGCGTTCCAAACACTACATTTCATCTCTTCAACATCAACGCCCATAATAATAGACGATGAAAGAGTGGTTAGTTTGTTGTTTGAACCGTAGTTCCACTTACCTTTAAGCAACACGCTTTCAATCTTTTCTTTCAATTCTTTTCCATTCACTTTAAACTTCATATTATCAACTCCTTATTGGGGAAACGGCAACGGGTGGAGGAAATCCGTTGTCAGCAATAAAGCCGTTATTATCTGACTAACCCCAACATTAGGCACACACCCTTTACCTAATCAAAGAGAGCCATTTCTGATAGACTCAATACCTGTCCATTCAACCTTTCCACCGCTACTTTCCATAACGGTAAAGGTCTGTCCAACATTCTCATTGTTGGTTTTAGACTTTCGGACATGGGCAGTAAGTTTGAAAGTTTTACCTTTCTCTTCCTTTTTACACTCAATGTATTGGAACAATTTTGCCGTGGTGTTCTTTTCCCAATCTGGTTTTGTTCCAACGATAGAAAATCCATCATGCACTTCTTTCATATGCGTGATGAAAAATTTGTGGCATCGCAATTGACAAGCGGCTTTAAACAAACGCTTGTATTCTTCAGTCCTTGCATACCATTGGGTCGGAACCATTTTAACTTTATCAGCCTGTCTTGGGTCGCCTCCCTTAATATGATTCAAACGAGCAATCATATTTGTGGTATCAAGCCAAGTATCAAGCCCATCAAAAACAATAGCCTTAACTGCCTCAATTTTAACTTCATCATCACCGTCTTCAATCTTACCAGATTCAATGGCCTCATTTACCATAGCGATAAAGAAGCGAGCCATATCAGCCGTAGCCAAATAATCAACAGTCATATCCTCATTATATACATGAGGGTTGAAGATAACAATTTTTTCATCTTCACTCCAATGTTGTCGCCATGTAGGTTCTGCACCCTCATCAAAATCAAGAACAAAAAGCCAATGTGTCTTTCGTTCTTCTTCTGTTCGGCAATCCAAAGCAACACCTGTTTTACCTGTTCCTGGATTTCCACTAATCCCACAAATCAAAAATGCTTGTTCTTGTTCAAGCAACTTTTTTCTTTGATTCATAGCACGAAGTTTGGCTTGTTTGAAAGCCGACTCGCTATTGTTTTGTTTTGCTGCTTGGAGAGTAGCCCCTGCTGCATTTCCTTTTTTGTTTCCAATTCCCATATTATTCATCTCCTAATTGTTGTTTAAATTGTTCTTTTAATTGTCTGAATTGTTGTTCAAACAATTGTCGGGTGAACTGTTTCCCGCTTTTCAAATGAATTCTTACTGAATATGGATTGTCTGGTTCTTCTTCCAATCTTTTCCATTCAATAGATTCCACTTCCGACATATCAAAACAAAGTTGATGTAGTCTAAAATAACTTGTGTTTTCTCTAATCATATAATCACCTATTGTAGAGGCTTTGCACCCCGTCGTATGTCATTCAAACCGCCAACATATACACGGCAACTCGTAGGCCATTGGTGTATCTCTATGACAATAGCCTAAGCGAGATTCACATTCCAATCTTTTGGTAATCTATTAAAATCACCAATAAGAAAGTTCTTCGTCGTCGTTAGTATCACCCACATCTTCAGGTGCAACACCCAAAGAAATACGGGGAAGAATACCATAGACATTCAATGAAACAGGATTCCATTCATCATCAGAAAGGTTTCCATCATCATCCTTCTTTCGGGTTTGATTGGTTCGGCCAATAATGATAACATCTGAACCTACACCGAAATCAATGTCCACATTTGAAGGAATCCAACATGGGGTTGATTCAGGAATCTCTTCTTCTTCAAACCCATAATTTCCATCAGCAGGTTCAATCCAAATAACACGGTTGCCCGTCTTTTCATTAACAGACAAATTCATGCTACTCACGATACCGTCAGTAATGCAAAGTTTCATTCCAGGATTTGACATAATTTGTTGGTGATAATCTTCAATCTCCATCAAATCAGCAACATATCCTTCCATGTGTTCAGCCAACAAGTCTTCCATAGAAGGAGTATTGCCGACAAACAAATCATCTTCGGCATCAAGATTATCGTTATAGCGGATAGAACCAAGTGTGCTGGTCTTAATCCCATAACAAGCGTTTCGCTCATCGTTAAAGAAGGCATGAAGGTGAACCCATCGGAAGTTTTCAACAGACCAATTCTTAGCGAGAGTGTCCTTCAAACCCAAAGTCCAATATTGAAAATCTCCACCTTCTTTCTTAGCGATAAAGTGAACTCGTCGTCGCCATTCTTCAGCAGGGAGAGGCTTACCGAAACGACTGTTCTTATCACCACTTGAATATGCTTCCAAGTTATCAATAGGAACAATCCACTTTCCTTCATCAACCTCAATAGAAGAGTTAGGAAGGTCGGGAATAACCTTTGTTTCAACCTCTCCGTTTCGCAATTGGCTCTTTTCATAGACACCATTTTCCAAAACAACTTCAGCAACACGACCTTCATTAAAGACAGTATTAGCGTTTGAGTTGTAATCATTCAAGAGAGTTTTACGACTCCATTCTTGAATATCACGGGCTGGTTCAGCACCGACGATAAATCCAAAAGCCATATCACCAAAAGAATCACTTGAGGTTCGGGTGCTTTTCCTTGTTGAACTTCGCACAAATTGGCGAGTCAAAGCAAGAGCAGACCTCATGTGTTTTTCATTTTCCAAATCCAACCCGTTAGCAGTTGCAATTTCTTCCATTTTCGTTGTCATTTCTTCAAAACTGATACCAAGTTTGTTAGCCAATCCGTTCAGTTCATTCATCATTCTTTCATTCATTTTTTTCACCTTTTTTGTTTAATGGGTAAATTGCGCCACAAACCATGACACAATAATTTTCGGAGTCATTACCCTTTGCCTCCATTCCATTTCTCCAATTGCGCTGAGGCACTTAAATGTAGTCCCCCTGTCCAATTTCATATCTAATACACAATGATGTAGATTAACACAAATTTCTACGACAGAAACGCCCATTAAAACACGCTTCATCAAAAGACCATGCGCTTTATTTGGGTCGTCTGTCAAATACTTAACTATATCATAATAGTCGTTCATAAATTCCTTTGCTTTAGTTTTCAAATCAGAATTAGTAAAGGCAACTGCTTGTAATTCATTAACCGCCCTTCTCATATCTCCGTTCATCATACCAGCAAAAGATTGTATATCCTCATCTGGGAATGAAAGATTTTCATTCTCACAGATATTTTTAAGCATACTTGTCATGGACTCATTATCCAATGACGAAAAGTGATAATTTGCACAACGACTACGGATAGCATAATCTACTGAAGTCTCGTCATTACATGTAATTATAAAACGAACTCCTGTGGCTCTTTCCATAGTTCTCTTTAAGGCTCGTTGCGAGTCCTTAAGCATACCATCAATTTCATCAAGTAGAATAATCTTGAAGGGAACATTATCTGTGCCCTTAGTATTTGCAAAATTAGTGATAGTGTTACGAATAGTTTCTAACTTTCTATCTTGACTTGCATTAATTTCCATGAAGTTATTTCTAATCTCATCACCAAGATACTGTAAAGCCAATACATAAGCGGCTGATGTTTTACCTGTTCCTGGCCTTCCATACAATAGAATGTTAGGAAGGTTAGTTTTATCTATCCATGATAATGCGTCTTCTACAAATTTATGTTGTCCTACAATCTCTTCAATCTTCTTTGGTCTGTATTTTTCTGTCCAATTCATTTTCAATCTCTCCTAATCCTTTACAATAACCACAGGGCATTTCAAGTGCTTGCCCTGAACCAGCACATTTTTCACATTTTATTTTGGGTGTATTACACCCCTTACAATTCTCATGATTCTTAAATCCAGAACCATCACATACATTACATAATTTCGTTTTAACATACATAGTAGAATGTTTGCTATTTGATTTCTTTGTAATTTTATATCTTTTATTTTTTCCTACATAAGAAGTTACTTTTCTTTCTGTCGGAACATATGTAAATGTCCCACCGTTTTCTTCAATGTAGGACATAATAGCATTGATAATGCCGTTTGAGGTTCTTTCCTCACCATCATTCATAGCCCTATCAATATATCTCTCAGCATAACTTTTGTTCATTTTCTTACCTATTTAATCACCCACCTTTACTTCCGAAGAATCCACATCGTCATCATATAACTTAGACAGGTCTATAATTTTAAACCTACCCGCTTTTACTACATCAGCAAGCCAAACTGTAAATGATACTCCTTGCGATTTTCTCATTAAAAATCACCCAACTTAGTATTAGTGTATCTGATTGTTTGCTTTCTCGGTTTTTTCAACCCAAGAATTTTACATTCTTCTGCGTCAAGTTTTGAAATTGCCCATGCTTTCCATTCAGGGTTTTTGAGATATGCTTTCACAAGGTAAGCATCCTTTTCTTTAAGACCCAATTTATGACAAATCTTGGGAACAGGAGAATAAGAGTTCCTTTGAGGAAAATTTACTCTTCCGTGGTGGTTACCATTCCAAGAAAAGACAAAGATTTCCCTAAAGTAATCTTTAGACCACCTTCTCATAATCTGGTCAGAAAATGCAATCTTTCTAACATCAATATTTGGGGCAACCCAACTTAGAATTTGCATATCGGAAGGGTCATTATATTTCATATAACTCAAAACCTCATGTCTGTCCTTGTTCTTTAAATACTCAATGTTCAAATCATAGACGCTTTTATCATACTTTAATGGTTTGGAACAATTTGGTGCGTCTAATTTAATATATTCTTGACGATTATCTGTTTGTCCCATTCGCTTTCTCACACACATATTCATAATTGACTTAGGAACATCTTTCTCATTGATAGAAGTCAGCACTACAAATTTGTGAATTGTTAAGATGTTGATAATTTTCTTAGTCTCAGGTTTGTAATGGACATCTTCAATAAGAATGCCGTGATTTTTGGGGTATGAATATATGTCATCAATTGTAATATCTGATGCATCCATCACTACAAATGGTCTGCTACCTAAAATTTGTTTGGCTCTTCTGGTTTTTCCAGCACCATTTCCACCTACAAGCAATTTAAATTTCGTTGAAGTAGTTTTCATCATTCATCATCTCTCTAATTCTATTCATTCCTTCTTCTTCCAAATGATTCTTGTTTGATATTTCTTCCGATACTGCATCAAATAGTCGCCAATCTGCATGTGAACACGGGAGATTTTTATTCATTAGTTCTCTAACTGCGTCAAGTGCGGCCTTTTTACCTATAATTAATACGGGTGCTTTTCTATTTGGCCCTTCAACAGTTCTTAAATTACATTCAATATCTAAGGAGTTAAATTTTCTCTCCAATGCTACTAAAAACTCATGTGATGCTCTAAACATAATTCTAACTCTAATGTTCCATCCTGTTTTACTTGTATTAGATTGATAACTTGTAATTTCAGGTCGGGCAATTGTTAGTAAAATTCCACTTAATTCCCCATTGTTGAACATTATTATTCCTCAGATGTATCAAGCGTTGTTTGATTAGGGTCACTCAAAGTAATGGGTAAGGGATTTTGAAGTTCTTTAATACAAGCATCAAACAAATGTTTGGGCAAGACACCTTCAATCCTATACAGCATTAGTTTTCCACCGCATCGCAAATGGTAATAAGATTCGCCCGTCGGTATATCTTGAACTAAGCCTTCTTCTGCACCGTTAAATGGTTCTCGGCAGTAATGACATAATTTTCCTTCTTCTATATTTCTAATATTCATTAAATCAACTCTTCTAATTGTGTTGGTTGGTCTTTATCATCTCGGTATTTTACATAGCGAGGGAATCGCAAACCATACTCTCCGTTTTCATTTTGAGTGAGAATGTCGCCCTTGACTTCAATAATCATATTCCCTGCACCTAATGTATTATACTGCTGGCTTAAGAAGTTTAGGTCTGATTCTGTAAAACCTGAACCTACCCAACCAATAGGAACTAAGTCATTTCCATTCTTAATAGCAATCTTAAAAGAAGCATAAACACCAACACGCTTTCCACGACCTTCTGCCGCATCAGTAATAATACAATCAACATCAACCAATGGCGGTTTGTATTTAGCCCAATCCTTAGACCTTGCACCAAATTGATAAATGGCGTTAGGTGATTTAACAATAACACCTTCATAACCAGATTCAATTGCTTCATTATAGACATCTAAAAACTCTTCATGGCTTTCAATTTCCACCGTATGTGCGAGAATATCCTCGCCAAAGTGCATATTCAAAGTTTGAAGTCGTGTGTTCAATGGGTCTTCAAACACAGGTTGTCCACCATACATCAAACAATCAAACAAAACAAGTTTAACTTCATGACGATAAATAACCTCTTCAGTCTTCCCATGAATACGACTCATGATATTTTTGAAATCAGCAGGGTTTCCATTGGTATCAACAGGGAAAATCTCACCATCAACAATCCAATCCACGGGGTCTGTGTTTTCTTTAATAATTGGGATGAGGTCATTTTCAAACTTGGAGGTAATATTATCACCCTTTCGGTTATAGATGGTAATACCATCTTCGTTCTGATGAATCTGAGCACGAATTCCGTCGTATTTGTAATCACAAAATTTCTTTCCACGAACTGTAAAGTTGATATTTTTAGCAAGCATTGGATTCATATAATTCCCTGCTTCGGGAACACATACAATCGCACCATTTGATACAGACTGTTCAATACATTCTCCCATGCTCAAAAAGGAGGTAGCCTTCTTAATATCATCATTAGGAACACCGTAGGTCTTATTCATAATTTTCTTAACAACATTCTTACCACATTTGTTGCGGGTTTCGTTGAGAGCAAATGCTAACATCCAACGCTTCCCAATGTGATTTAGCGAGTCCCATGCGGCCATGAGCAAACCATAGGTTTCTTCACGGTCATAGACAGGACTACTCAAGGCATTGTGAATACTCCTAACTGTAATTAGCGTATTGTTATGTTCATTACCTTCAGTTAATTCCTCAACCGCTTCACCAAGTCCACCGAAGGTGTCAATAAAACCTTCAATAACATCTACATCAACATTCATTTTTTCTGCAATACGGCTGATTAGTCCTGCTTCACCCACACCTTTATTCGGGTAATTTCCTGCCCAAAGATTTAGCATAGAGATAGCCTGCTGTTCATCTGTATTGATGTTTTCATCATAATATTTCACCATTTGTGTAGGTGTCATAGTCATAAATCTCTCGTTAATTTCTGCAAATTCATTCCAATTCATTATTCCACTCTCCAAATTCTTCTTCTTCTTCTTCTTCTTCTCTTCTATGTTTCCACGGTGCTTCGTTTTCAAGCATCATGGCTCTTTCAACCTTCTCTTGTTGAGAAAGTTCTTCTTCTTCTGCTTGTTTTTCCACCTGAGGGGAACGGGTAAGCAAATCCTCCATTCTCAAAAATGCAAGTTTGACATCATGTATAGTCAATCGCTTGTTTGATTCTTCACCTCCAGCCTGAAATTCACACATAGAGGCATAAATCTCCAATAGTGATTTTGCCCTAAAAGCAAATTCTTCCAATGTAGATTCAGGTAATTGACGGTTTGGTGCAACCGTTCTAAATATTTCTCTTACTTCTCTTTTACTAACCATTTTTCCATACTCTCCTTTTGATAAAAGTATTTCGGATTTTCATTCTTATCAAGGCTCAGCGCAATCCAAACCGAACCACTTAACGAATCTATTCGTATTACTTCATAACCATTTGCTACTATTTCAGTATCAATCTCTGGTGTTTTTCCATATAGTCTGGATAACTCACTTGAGACAACTTTTATATTATCAGCAACATATTTTATAATCAGAGGTCTTTGTATTTCTACATAAGGCGTGTATTCTAATTCATACTCTCCTGTTTGATTACAAACATTACAACCAGCCCCACTACATATAGGACAAACGATGCACATATTCGTTAATACGGGAAACCTTACTCTTCTGACTCGTCTGCTATCCACACTTTTGTGTGTCTCAAAATCTGATGGTCTTCTTCCTTTTCCCATGTGCAATACTCTCCATTACCTAACACAATTGCCGAATCAAGAATTGGTCGCTGAACCCTCAAGGTATTCCAATCGGTCTGACTAAAATAAGCCTTACCGAATGGGTGGGTATGAATCCAACATTTCATAGGAATAGTCATACCCTTAACACTCTCATCTTTATAATCAACAAATGAGGCCGTTCCCTTACTGATAAACAACTTTTCATCACGGTCAATTACTACTGAAACTTCAAGGCCAGGAAGTCTAGTAGTGCTTAAATCCCAAATAGCACCCCAGAACTGTTCTGTGTTTCCATAATGTTTATACACATTTTTAAGAAAACGCTTTTCTTTATTCCATTCACTTAGGGTAATTTCTTCATCTTCTATCATTTTTTCACATCCATTTTGGTTTTGCTCGCTTAGTGTATTTACTTCGCCAACTGTTCCATTGTTTATCACCACGATAATAATTTCGGTATGCTTGAATAGAGCATTCCGTTTTGTATTCATCAGGCATACATTGGGGTGGCTGGGTAAATCCATTATCCTCAATTAACATTGGAGGATTACGCAAGACTTCTCGCAAGCATCTGTCAGTCTTGTGTTCTTTCCCATAACGATAAGTGTATTCTATACAAAGGGCTTCAAACAATTCGTATGTCCATTGATAATGCTGAAGACTTGAACGAACCCAAATAGTAGAGGGGTGGCTGATATGTGCAGTTTTATAGAGAACATTGAGTTTGTCTTCGGGCAACTTTTGAAACACATATTCATCATCGTCATTACAATAATAGTATTGGTCTACAACACGATGAGCCGTTGAAAGCATTTGAGCAGTTTCAAGAATCATCTTGATACAATGTGCATCATTGTGCATAACTGCGGCAATGTTTGGATTTTCATGCAAGTAAAAAATATTCATACTTTATCCCTCCACATTTTCTCAGTTTCTTCTGCACATCCAAAACACCAGAAAACTTGATTGTTTAGTTGATGGACAGATTTACCGATACATACACCACATTTAGTGCAATTCATTTCTCTCATTGTATTTTTATATTTCATTCTTCTTCACCCAATAGATTGTTTGGCTCAGAATAATCCGATGTTACCCTATAAAGAATTTCAGATATAAAACCAACAAATAAAATCCAGATAAAAAGAGTAATTATGGGATTCATTCTGATTCCTCCATGCATTCATCACAATAAAAATTCAATGTCCAATTTTCGCAGAAGCGGTTCTCACAAGGAGTTTTCATAGCACCACACATTATTCTTCCTCCACATAAAAGGTAAAACCAGCAAGATGAAACATACTCTTAGTGGGCATATAATCTCTATTCCAAACATCATCTCCGATATGAGGTATGTATTGCCTTTTGATACACTTACCATCTACTTCAGCGTAAAAACTACAATTCCTAAACCTCAAATAAAATTCACTCCCATTGGTAAGAGTTCCCTCAATTTGTGTAGGGGCGGCAATAGATGTAACAGCAAATTCATTTACTATCATTCGCTCACCTTCCATGTAGAAGCAACACCGCAACAGGTAATAACATTAACGATAACAGGGGTTTCTCGTTCATAATGACGACCACATTTTTTACAATCATATACTACTGTCATGATTATTCCTCCAATGGTTCAAACCCAAGTGCAATCTGTCGTTCAGCAGAACAATCAAATGGGTTAGAATGAATCTGCCCACTTACACGATACCCTACCAATTTAATATTGCTTTGTTCAGTCGTAATTATTTGTCCACACACACGACAGGTAGCATTTCCCGTTCCCATGCCGACAATCCAGCCTTTTATTTGTTCTTTATTTTCTTTATTCTCCATCATCATCACATCCATCATCGTCCAATGTAGAAATTCCAATTGCTGCACCAATTAACCAACTTAGTAATCCCATCTAAATCACCCGTTAATCCTAAAGTGCTTTTCCACATAGTTCCCAATGAAATAATTTTGCATCCATTGAGCACCATAACCTGCAATAACAACCTGCATAAACTTTACACCTTCTGGCTTTCCATCCCAATCATTACCTTGACATGAAAATGAACCATCAGGCCCGCTTGTAAATGCATTGTAAAACTTAGGGTCTTCTTGAAATGAAATCATAGCCGCATTCCTTCCTTGCGCTCTTAGGTCAAGCCATTTAACGCCTGAGTTATACATAACCCTACGAATATCAAGATTATCAGCACAACAGACAACCAAATCAAATCCTTCAATCTGATTAGGGGTTAAAACAGGGAAGGGCTTAGCCACGATTTTATATCGCTTAGCCATAGCATCTACCTTTTTTGTATCAATTTCCATCTTAGAGAAGTTTTGGTAGGAAATATTCTTTTCTTCCACAATATCAGGGTCATAAACCGTCATATTGTAGAGTCCAGTCTTATCCAAAAGTGGAATAAGGAAACTTCCAATTCCACCTGCCCCAATAATCAGCACATTTCTCGTTTTTACATTCTTCATATTTTCACCTTCTTTATATTTCTTTTTAGTCTCGGCAAACTAATGCCTAATTTTTCACACACTTCTTTTTGGGTATATGATGTGTGGACATATACAAAAGCAGCAATAACACCTCTTGTCAAGGTTTCTTGCTCTTCCCAATCTTTACAAGCCTTAGCAACTTGTGGATTATCAATTCCGTGATTAGACAAAAACTCGTCAATATCATTTAAACCAAACACTCCAGAATTTGAATAGTATCTTGCAATCTTCCTGCTAAGTTTAGAGCCCTTACTTGGTCTACATCCTAAAAACTTACAGTAATCTCTCAGTATTGCTGGTCTATTATTATCTCTCATCGTGTAATACAAAATTGCACAGGCTCTTTCGGCCAAATCATATCCTTGATACAGCGTTGTTTTGCTGATATGAACATGATTTTTATTGACCTCATCAATTATATCAATATCAAATTGATTACATAGTAATAGTAACTCAGAAGTCTTTACCTCTTTTACTTCAGTTAGTCTTCCGATTTCTATAATCCTATATGCTTGTATGCAACCACATTCTTGACAAACGGGCAACCCAATATCACGATTTAATTTCAGGTGCTTCGCTTGACAATTCACACACGGCATCCCAATCCAACCTAATATCCTGTTGATTTTCAGCATGATGTTGTATGTATCGTGAAACCGTTGAAACAAGTTTCTTCAACATAGAATCATTTTTACAAGCAAATGCTCTTGCGGCAAATTGGTCACCTTTTGTAGCACCGTTACTTAGGTTGTCAATACAAATCGGGCCAGACCATTTTGCAACTCTATCAGTATTGTTAATAATAGGATGACTAAATGGGACTTTTTGAGCCTCTCCAGCAGTTCCTGTCGTTAAAACATAGGTTGAAACATCCTGAATGCCACGCTTTGACTGATTATCAACAATCATCCAATCTGCATATTTACCACGAACAAACATTGCAAGGACACCGTTATGCTGACCCTTAGTAATTTCAGGGTAATCACGACACATATTCTCAAACAATTGCATGGCTCGCTTTTCAGCACCTTCGGGCTTACGGTTCTGCTTTAGAAACTCTTTCATAACTTTAACTTGAGCCATTGTAGGTTTCTTACCCACAGTTTGATAATATAACTTGGCTGGAGGCAAATTAGACCATTTCTTAGAACGCTTACGCCCGACAAGATAACTGTCCACCAACGAATTCAATTCCTTAACACCAATTTGACCCCATAGACCAGAAGTAATTTCAATTGCGAATTGGTCTTCATCAATTTGCATCAGATTCAAACGAGTTAAACGCTTATGAATTTCATTACCTTCTCGTTCATAAAAATGGTAAGGCACACGGTTTTCCATAGCATATGCTACATTCTCAGGGATGTTAATACATCGGTTAAGGTAATCGTCAAGTGCTTCTTGTGCTTCTACACCTTTACCGTCTAAATAAGCGGCTCTCATAATTGTCCTTGATAATGCTTTAAGAATAATTTCTACATTACACTTTTCACCGTTGATAGCGTATCGTGCACCATCTTTGTGAATAGAAATTAAATAACGACAACGACCAATACGGAAAAGAACAGGTCGTGGACTTCGCCTAACAATACCAATAATATCATTATTTTTCAATGATTGATAGATAGACTGAATCGTTGGTTCAGTAGCATCAGAACGATTACCTCGTCGTGCATAAATATCTACATTTCTACTTCTTCGTATATTTCTTGATGATAGTGGTGTTTCTAAGATACTCGTTCTATCATCTGATGCATGTCTAATTCTAAAATTTAATGTTTCTTCACTCATTTTTTCCACCTACAATTTGCATAATTTTATTCAATTGTTTCTCACTCAACTCTTTTCCAATCATAACTTGATTTATGATACTTTCAATGAAACGCTTTTCCCAATCATTACGACCATCCTCTACTGAAAATAGGGGCAAATCATACAAAGCCAATGCTTCTTCAATGGCCTCACTTGCTCTATTTTGGTAGACGGAGGCCTTTATATCCTTTGCAATAATTTTAGTAGGGTTAATATATTCCATTCGGGCTTGTCTCTCTTCGTCTTTGTTATCCATCATTCGTGTAAAGCGTTCCTTCTTAGCAAACAAAAGTTGCACATCACGCCATAGTTTTTCATTAGGATAACCACGGGTTTCAATTTGTTTTCTTGGATTATTGGGATGATTCCAACGCCAAACTACTGAGGCCATATTACCCAAAGAACCACTTTTCGTTTTAGCAATTACATATTGTGGTTCATATCGTCGGGTTGCATGGGAATAACGATTACCCTTATTGCGAACATTGACTCGCAAATCCAACTCTTTAACTTCGTTGAACAATTCTTCCCATTCATCACCATATTCATTCCACCACCATTCAGCCTTCATTGACTTAACTGCTTCTTTCAACCATTCTTGAATCAATTCTTCAGTAATGGTGTCAGGGTTTAGACCTTTATTTTCAATCAAGTGGCGAATAATCATCCAATTAGTGATGTGTTCGCTACCAAGAATTTCAAGATTTCCATTCTCAGTATTTTCAATTTCAAAATGCCATGCAATCTCATGTCCACAGATACAATAATGTGGGTGTTTAGCCAAATGTTCTGGGGGTAGTCGGTTTGGATTATCACGCAAAGGAATATACCATGTATTTCCCGTTGCCTTCCATTCATGTTTTGCTTGTTCCCAATCATCCGAAACTGATTCTGCTGTTAGTCGTTCAATTAAAGCCTTATTCAAAGCACCTGAACGATTAACATTAATAACATCAAGTTGTTCGCCAATAGCATGATGTGTTTCTACAAAATCATTCATGGTCAAACCTCCTAAATGCTATCTGCTCTTCCAAATGCGTGTCGCACAGTTCATTAAGTTTGGAATGCAACGATTCTGTAATTCCAGGAATTGTGTTTCGGTGCAAAGCCAACCAGACATTATGATATTGGTTAAGAACAATAACCAAACCATTGTTATCCTCGTGAGACTTAATCACGACAGGGGGCATTTCTTCGCTGTTAATCAGCCTAAATTCTACTTCTTTTCTTTTTCTTCCATTTCCAATTGGTGTCATATTTATCACTCCATGTTCATTAGGTGTGTTAGTGGGTCTTGTTTTAGAGTTTGCTTGCTCAACAAAATGTGAGGAAACTTACTCAATAGTAAAGGAACGACCTTATTCCAATCTATTTCGCCGTCATATTGTTTAGTCCAAACTGAACCGTTGGATTTTAACGATGTGACTCTATATACTTCATGTTTTTCTTCCTTGCTTTCGCTCATACTTATTTCTCCATTGTTTATCTTTTGATGGGTAGTTACCATCTTTGAGGAGAATCAAAAAATTTCACAAGACCCGCCAGCGCAAGCAATTTCTCCGCTTAGGTCTGTGTTATCTTCTGACTCTATCACCTTTGTTAAATCTACCTTTGTCAAGGTATTCAATAAATCGTAGTAAGCACCCATTCTAATTGTCTCAAACGGGGCTTGCTTATATGTTCCTCCGTCATAGGGTAAAACAGACAGGCCATTGTAGTATTTTCTGTTTGTCCACATCCATTCCCCGACTTCATCCCATTCATATTTACGAATAGATACAGTAGCCGACACATTATGGGAGTTCATGCCCGAAACATGGCCTCCTTTGACCCATGTGCGACTGATATTCTTAACCCTATGAAGCATATTCAAAGCCGTTTCTTCGCCTCGGAGGATGGCTTTTTCTGGTGCTTTTTGGGGTAATGAAATGACCGCCGTATCATGTGGTCGGAAGTATTCATCCTCAATCAGTTCTGGGTGATTTTGAGCCAGATAATCATAGATAGCCTCATTCTTTCCAACACGGATTCTTCTAATATAAAATTCGTCATGCCATGCGTGAATACCGCTTGATGTTCCAAGAACACATGAAGTAGTTCCTGCTGGTTTAACACAAGTTTGTCTTGCCGCAGGGTTAATTCCAATTTCTTTTGCTATTGATTCATTAGTTGCTTTAATTGCATTAGTGATACGCTTAAAATCCATTTTCTTAACACGGTTAGAAGCAATACCTGTCATAGATACACCAATTAATGCATCACGCTCGGTATTTTTTTGCCAAATCTCCCTTAGATAATGAAAATCAGTATAACCTGCTTGTAGGGTAGCAATAATGGTAGCGGCTACTGCTCTTTTAATTAAATCCTCTTCGTCAATAACATCAGAAGAGTTAATTTCTACCAAGTTACAAAATTGATTTGGTCGTAATGCGATTTCACAGCATGGGTTAGTGCCCCAATCTTTATCATTGGTAAAATAAATTCCTGGTTCACCAGCACCAGATGCTTCAATATAATTCCATAGTTCATCAAAGTCCTTTTTCTCAACTTTACTTCGCACTAATACGGCAGAATTGTTTGCTCGCCCACGCTGAGGATTTAGTTCCCACCAATTACCTGATTTTGCAGTAAGCATATCATAATCATCACGGCTAAACAAAGAAATTAGAGCCGCACGACGAATACCACCAGCCAAAACTGCATCAGCAATATGACACATAATATCATGCACTTGAATAGGTTCTAATTGCTCATAATTAGTAGTATTTTTTAGAATACCTTCTATTTTATTAATGGCAATTTTTAGTGGTTCAGGGCCTGGGGCTTTTCCTCCAGATGTGATTAATCGTTCACCTTTTAATCGCACATCAGAATAATCAAAGATTGGTGTTGATGTATTTTGTCCAAAGTATGATTTAACCAAGACCTTAACTGCATCAGCCCATCCTTCAATAGAATCACCAATCAAATATCGGCGTTTTCTATTAGGGTTGGGGTGTATAACAGGAGGCAATCGTGATACATGGTGTTTTTGGACTGAATATCCAACACCTGTCCCTCCAAGTAAAAGGAACATTGACTCACTAAATGCTGCTATGTTATCAATAGGCATATAGGCACAGTTATAGATTCGGTTAGGGCTCAATTCAATAGGCTTTCCAGCAAATTGCATTGAACGCATAGATGGTAGAATTTTCTTACTTCTCACAAATTCATAGGCATTAGTAATCACTTCTTCCAAATTAGGGTATTTCTTAATATGCATATTCATATTTCTATCACAAAGTTCATCCCAAGTCTCTCTTCGTTGTAGTTCTGGGATGTATTTTGCATATTTCATATGAACAGTAATATCGCTCAAAATTTCATTAGGGTTTATGTCTGGCATAATTTCACTTCCAGTATTTTTTTCATATTGTTCCATTGTTATAAAAGTTTAGATTCTACCTATAAAGGCGTTGTAATCCTTAGCATACCTAGGGTTATAACAATCATCACAAATAAAACCATAAAGAGGTTGTGTATTTACATTTGCCCATGATATTGGTGCTTTTACCGTAATTTCCTTATCTTTTTTACCATGCTTGCTTGTAGATGTAGGTAGCGTAATTACACTAACTGCACCATAAGGCTGCTTGGTATCTTTATCCACAATTATTTTCTTTTTACATGTTATACATTTCATATTTGTTCACCATCCTTTCTGAAAACCTTCCTAACTGAAGATTTAATTTCATGATAGATACCCTTTACTTTAGGGCTTTTAGACACGCTGACAGTTTTAATTGTCCCTGTATCTTTGTTTTGAATCTTGAATATTAGATGTTTTTTAATCTCGTAGCCAATAACGACTACATTCAAGGTTTCTATTTCTTTTGCTATTTTGTCAATTTCTTTCTTTTTCATTCTCCTACCTCCCTATGAATAGGCGGGCATAGAGGGAATTGAACCCCCATCTTCGGCTTAGAAGGCCAAAATGCTATCCATTACACCATATGCCCAAAGTGGCGAGAGTGGGATTTGAACCCACGAATCACTTAGGAACAGGATTTTAAGCCCTGCGCTTTTAACCATGCTCAGCCATCTCGCCGTATGTATTCTACATTGTAATCATTACAATATTTTTTAAGAGCACTAACATGGACATCATCCTTAGTGTTATAGTCCATGTTATTATAAACTTGTATAAGTTCAGTCAAATACAAGGATTTTAGTTCTTCGGGTAAATCCGAATCTACTGCTTCTTCAAAATGACGAAGAAGTATTTCCAAACCTCCATACATCTTAACATCTTTATCGTGTTGCTTCGCCCGCTTAATTTCTTCACGGAAGGTAAGGTATAATTTAGGGATGTTCTTAATAGTATACCATATTGCCTTCATTCTAAGCCCTCTTCAAATTCTGCTTCAATGTCAAGATAAGTAAAAATTTCAAGAGCCTCTTTAATTCGTCGTTCTTGACTTTTCCCGTTTTTGTATTGACAGGTTCTTCTCAATAAATTAATTAGTTCATTTTTATATACATTTGCCGTAATGAAATGTTTTTTCTTTAATTCTTCAACTTGAGATTTAACACCTAAAATAGTAAATTTACATTTCATCCAATGAAATGGGTTACTATATGAGGTGGTTGCTGTTTTATTTTCACGATAGTCCTCAGCCAAATAAATAGTCAGGCCTTCCAAAATATCAGTATCAATTTCTGTTAATTCAATCATATTAATCACTTTTTAAAAAAATGGTTCTAACCGCAATTCGGCTACATAAGAGTAGGTCAAACCAAGCCTACAATTGGATTATATAAAAATCCTTACTCGTTTCCACCAACAATTGCCTGAGCGAGCATAACTTCATTGACTTCATCAAAGTTGATGTTGGTAATATCCTCACGAGTTACGAGTTCTCCATCAACATAAGTCCAATGAGTCGGATGCTCAATAATCTGGTCAAGAACCTCACTTGCAGAAAGAGAAAGTTCGGTGTGTCCCGTTTCATTCAAAATCGTCAATTTCACCATTTATCTCACTCTCCAAAAACAGGTCGGCCTTCCGAAGTAAATTCACCACCATTAGTCAAATGCTTGACAACGGCCTTTTCCATCTTTCGGCGGGTTGAAGCAATTCGCTTTTCGCTGATAACTCCAAGAGTCAAAAGCGTGTTCAGCGTTTCGTTGATGTATTCGCTTGCAGTTGCGTATTGCTCTTTTTGCGTTGCATCAAGATAAACTCCACCCGTTGCACGACTCATAATTCGTCGCATTTCAAACTCGGTAATGAGTCCTTCGTTCATTTGTTCATTCAGTTGTTGTTCCAATTGGTTCACATCAGTCATATTTTTTCACCTTTTTTCGTGGAACACTAAAGCAGTTCCGTTCTATCTTTAACACAGTAGTTCAAGCCTATAAACATTTACACGCTCTAATCTTTTGCATTTTGGGCGACAACCCAATATCAAAGTCAGTCGTTTTGACTGACATTTGAATCTCTAACTTTCCAGATGCAGACTTCTTTACCACCAAATTCAGGGTAGTCTTCGTTGCCCGACCTCTGTATTTTTACTACTCCTACCTTCTCAAAATTCTTATTCTTTGAGAGGAGGTTGGTTAGTGCTGTCATAACTATACCTTGCTTTCCCTCATTTGCGAAATCATAGATTTCATGAGTGCTTGCCTCACCCCTTTCATTTAGCCATTTGACTATTCTCACCGTCATTTTTTTGTATTTTACCATGCCTAAACATCTCCTTTTTACTACTTAAAGTATTAGTCCAACAATAACAGCACATGGCATTTTTCGTTGGAATAAATACATCACACATTACACAAAAGGGCATTACTCTTCCTCCTTATATTCGCTGATTATTTGCTGAGCAATTATCTTAGCATCATACCAAGATTTGCCCAATTGAAGAAAGATAAACCATGCAATCTTGTCAGCACTATATTTTCGCACCAACATTTGCTCAATTCTGCGATTTATGGTCTCTTTTTTCATTTTTACATTCCCTTCCCGTAACCGTTGGTATTTCCAGAGCCTTGTCTCAAAGCAATCAGAAGTAGAGTTAGATAGCCAATCAAATCTTTGACGACATCCTCATCACTTTCCATTGAGTCATTACCTTGCATTAAACGATTCAGTTTATCATCAATTCTAACCCTTAGTCCTGCATCCTTTCCTAACTTGGAAAAGATGCTAATTGGGTTCATGACAGAATCGCCATATTGTTCATTCTTCTGAATCAAGAAATCTCTCAATTCGTTCATCGTTTTTCGTATCTCTTCTTGGGTATTCATTTTTTTCCACCATTGTTGTTTTTGCAAAATATTATCAATTTCATGATTGCAATGAGTTATATTAAGACATGATAACTCTATCATTTTGGGTGCTTTTCCCATTATCCCATCGGTCAAAATGGGCGAGAAAACAAAACGCAAGACCTTTCCTGCATTATCTCGGTCAAAATGACCGTTTTCCCACTTTTCCCATTTTCCCATGAGGGGGTCAGCCACAGACACACACACATACATATTAAGTCGCTCATAATGATAGAGAAAGAAGAAAGGTAAAGGTAAGGTAAGGAAGGGATGGGAAAAGGGGAAAAGGTAAGAAATAGAACATAATGACTTAGATAATCTATAATATCTCTTACAAAATGTTTTCCCATACCAATGAGAAAACATGGGAAATCCCATTGAGAATTAAGTAGGTCATAATGAGGGAGATAAATATACATAATATAATTGAATAAATTAAATCAGTTAAAATTATGTTGATAATAATAGATATAGTTTATATAATGACTTGGATATAACTACATAAAAGAAGTAAATTGATAGAGAAAGTCGGCCTCCGACCCCCCATGAGGCCACCCCCTCCGACCCTCGCCCCCTTATAAGCGACGGCGCACCTGAGCCAGCCCCCTATATGATAACAAAAGGAGGCTTCATAATCATATATATGACGCATCTACAACCATATGGTTAGTAACTTACTATTAAGTGGTAATTGCGCTCTTTGAGAAGCAATTAAAAACCCCGAAGGGCGGACATATTTTTTTGGGGGCAGGAAAATATCCGAAAACCTGCGGATTGACTTTCATCAATCCTCTTCTTCAAAGACCCCCATCATGCAGAATCCTCCGCATTGGATTCTTCAACCTCTACTTCAAAGACAGGTGCGGCTTGAGTCCAATCCTCCCCATCACGGAACATTTTCTTCAAACGGCTCATGTGCGTTTTGTCCTCCTTTTCATTCCAATGTTCAAACGAAGGGTGTCGGAAGGTTTGTCGTTCTTCACCAACCTTGATTGAGAAGGTTGGCTTTTGGTTGTCGGGGCAGGCATCCCAAAATGCCCGCCGAGCAGGATGCAGGGATTTGACTTCGTTCTCCATAGCCCGAAGCACCTTTTTGTCAATCTTTGTGTTAGACCAATTGTTGAAGCCGTATTCGCCGTTCTCAATTTCAGCGGCAAATTCGCTTCGCCATTGTTTCACAATGTTTGAACGGGTAGAGGCGGTTCGCTTTCCACGACGAAGGTTTAGTTTGACTAATTCAAGTCGGTCTTCTTCACCTTCAGTAGTGGGTTCAAAACCCTCAATCCATGCCTCAACAGGCACAATCATGTTCGTCCATCGTTCATCGCTCATTTCTTTCTTGTTGGCTACCATTGTTTCACCGATAATATGACTTCAACCCCACTAATAGGGTTGCGAATACAAAGTAGCAACCATATGGTTGTAATGCTTTGCAATGAAAACCTTAAGCGAATTAACAACCATGTTTTC